TTGGATAATGACCGTTATATGACACATGCAGTGGTCCCTGTCGGACTTGAACCGACGACTCTTCCGTTATGAGCGGAGCACTCTAACCAACTGAGTTAAGGGACCATTACTGATACAAGTCCGCCACCTTGGATTTGAACCAAGCATCTCTCGTATATAAGACGAGCGCCTTCAACCTAGCTGGCTCGTGGCGGCAATTATACAATAAGTGCTCCCAGTCGGAATCGAACCGACAAGCCCTTACGGACGAGAGATTTTAAGTCTCTAATGTTTACCAATTTCATCATGGGAGCAATTCATTACTGCCATTCATTCATTTACATTCTATTGTCAATCAACATTAGTAATATACAACACGGTGTTTCATTTGTCAAGCTCCATGCGCCCAGAGGGACTTGAACCCCCACGGTTTCCCGCCAGCTCCTAAGGCTGGTGCGTCTGCCAATTCCGCCATGAGCGCAAAACGGAAGCGGTGAGATTCGAACTCACGGAACCTTTCAGTTCGGCAGTTTTCAAGACTGCTGCCTTAAACCACTCGGCCACACTTCCCAAAATTTATAAAATGCTCTCGGTGGGGGTCGAACCCACAAAACTAGGATTTTGAGTCCCATACGTATGCCAGTTCCGTCACAAGAGCGTTATGGGCGATGAGGGATTCGAACCCCCGACCAACTGGATGTAAACCAGCTACGCTAACCGCTGCGCCAATCGCCCTATGGATCCAGTCGGGATCGAACCGACGACCTTTCGCTTGCAAAGCGGATGCTCTCCCAGCTGAGCTATGGACCCATCCCATTCTGTTACTTGTCCAAGTGTACAGTGTCAGCGAATGTTCGCCGAGATGTCCAAGGGGTAGTGTCTGGTGTTACCACTGTGGCAGTATCCTCAGTAACTACCACAGGTAGTACAGTTACACTATCAGCCTGTGTGCTGTCACTCTGTACTTCCGTCTTGGCGCTGCATGCGGCGAGAGCAACAAGTGATCCAAGAAAAATCATATTACGCATATTAACTCCTGTGTTTAATTGTTTTTACAACGAGGTACTACATACTACAAGTTGCCCCACTACGACTCGAACGTAGATTCGCGGCTTCAAAGACCGCTGTCCTGCCATTGAACGATAGGGCATCGATAGCGCGTACGGGAATCGAACCCGTCTTACCTGAGTGAAAGTCAGGCTTCCTAACCGCTAGAAGAACGCGCCGTAAGTTGTCAATTACCCATATACTTAAATTTAACACATCACACACCAAAGGTCAAGTGCTGGGTAAATGCTTATAAATCAACGACTTACAACTTTCTCCGAGGATGATCTCGGCTGGTCATCTTCTTAGCAGGGATATTATCAGGAACAGAGATGGGAGCGCCTAACTTCATTAATACTTCACGCATATTCGGATATATTACCAATAATGTTTGGTCTTTAATATGAGTTAAAATAGTTGCTTCTTTCCAATGCAACCCTTCAATGATACCCAACCAAATACCTTCTCGCTTCACACTAGATATGTCTTTGTATGAACCATCAGACAGATAATTCTTCAAACGTCGAAGCTCTTGCCTTACAGTTGTCAATGATGTGCCATTGGGAACATCTGTTTTCGGTTTATATGTAGAAGGCACACCTGCAGGGAGGCCACACATCTTTTCTTTTTCTGTTACTGCCATACGCATCAATGTAGCAAAGGTTGCATCCATTTGTGCTACTTGTTTTGTCCTTGCCACTTGTTCCTCTAACGTTTTTGCTTCACTAATCCAATCAAGTTTTTCATCTATCTGGAGATTCGCAGTAAGATTTGTCATATTAAAACTCCGTTACATGTTCAATAAGGTTTTTCATTTTGTGAGCAATAAAATAATTCAAGAGTTGTGATTTATCACGCACAGTTTTCTGGGATGTATAGTTATTTATAACTGAATTTGTGATGTCATGTGGAACCTTAAGGAGGTCAATCATTTGTGAGTTACGCTTAATATTATTTGCATAGGGTGTTGAATCCCAATGGTCAATGCTCAAGTCCTTCCATAGGTCCAAGTCCTTTTTTCTAATGGGAGCCTGCCGCCCACCAGCAACAAACACATCATCAGGAGACATGAAGTTGGGGACACCATCGCCTTTGTCTCCTGACAGAATATGTTCCATCAAAACACGGTCAACACTCTCACCTGCTTTAATCCATTTCTTATGAACAGGACTATATTGTTTTACATTCTTGTAGCGTTGAAGTTGAATGAAGTCATGGTCGCCTGATAAAATCAACACAGGTTGGGGCACTTCATCCAACCCTTGCTGCACCAAATCGTGTGTCTGAGACCATACAACCAACCCCGCAATCACATCGTCTGCTTCGGCAGTATCAACCTCGACAACAGGATATGGGAAATTTTCAGCCAATTCTTGCTTCACTTGATTCAGTGCAATGAAGATGGCATTCCAATCAAACCCTGATGTATCTCGTGCCTTTTTTCTGTTCGCCTTGTAAAAAGGAAACATTTGCTTGCGCCAATAATGCTTATTATCGCAGGCAATCACTAACTCACCAAACTCCCTGCCATACTTCACCTTGTAACTCCTCAGAGCATTAATAATCATGTGGCGAATCAACGGTGTGCTGATTTCTGCATCAGTGCGCCCCCTCAACTCTGCCATCAGAGTACTAATTGCCAATTGACTATAATCTGTGATAATCATGTTACCTCTCTGTATTTTTCACAATCTGGAGTCGGATCCCATTTGCAAAGATGTAGTGTATGTACTACATTATGATTGCCTGCCTGTACCTGTTCAGCACATGTATTACATGGAACATAACGAATATGCGAGTATTTGTCAAGGTCCATGAATTCAGGACGACACGTTAATCCAATATCTTCAACGCCCGCATCCACTTGTTGCTGATAAAATCGAGCACAACATTCTGGGATGTTACTATGTATCCCAAAATGGTAATGAAAATCAAAAGCGAGGCTCAAAGGATGACCTCTGTCAACTCAATCATGTGGGAATAATTCTTGAGTATGTTTCCGCGCTGGTGTTGGCGCTGGCTTTTCAAAATATTGGTGCTTGACCATATCTTCACGCCAAACCACGAACATTGCATTATAGCGAGCGTTATACAACTCCTTCAGCCCAATAAGAACGTTCATGAGTTTATCCTTATCCTTGGCCTTGATATCCATGTCTCCTACCATATCAGCCACAAGGGCAATATCATCAGTGACATGCCAACATTTCATCAACATATCTTCGAAATCAAACCGAGTTTTCATTAATCAATCCTCAGAATAAGAGTATCTACATTCATGCGTCCCTTTAGTTCCTTACACTTAGCCCGAATAGTATCCATCCAATTCACAGTTTGATTCTTGCGAAGCCCCATCAACATGGTGAGCTGTTCGTCAGGCTTCCGTAAGATTTTCTCGCATGACGCCTTGAAGCCTTCAATTTTATTTCCCCGAACAAACAAACTATCCTTCACCTCAGCCTCGTAATATGCCAGCCGGCGCTTCTTGGTATCATACATCCACACCACGTTGGCACCAAGGATGTCAACTGGATTCTTGGACGTGATACCCTCATATTCCTTCATGTATCGGAGCTTGCTCACCAGCTTCTTCTTGTCAAGAGGCTTGCGCTTGATGATACGCTGTGACTTGATCCGTGTGGATTGCTGTGACAGAGAAGCCAAAACAGAATTGAATACATCAATAATCTTTTTGAAATTACGTTTGCCCACGTAAGCATATCCTTGAGTCAATTCTTCATCAGTGCCAGCATATGCCTCGTGCCATTCCATCAAATTTTTATTCAAATACTCCTGAATTAATTTCAGTTGAGGTCCTTTGAATCCTTGAGATAGAATATCACCTGCGATATCTTCGGCAGGTGCAAGATTGCCATCGAAAGCGTCATCCACCCGCACATCCAAATCCGATAGAATTGAAGATACTTGCTGACGAATTCTATCTTGAATGGTGGGACGATTGACAACAGGCGCCTTTGAACTGCGCGTCCGCTTCGCGGGCGTAATCGCAGTAGTCACATATTCAACGAGTTGTACCTGATGCTTTTCCGTCAAGGGAAATCCTTGCATCTGAATGCGAGCCAGGACACATACTGTCTTGTCCACTTTAGCAAATTCATGCCAGACAGCAACATCCTGCTTTGCCGTCTTGGGACGATATGCCTTGATCCAAGTGTCGATATATTTCACATAATCTTTATCGCCTGCACAATAATTGTGCCAGTTTAGTGCAAGAAGCAGTTCCTTGTTATACTGAGCTTCAGCAACATCAACACCAAGCCATGTAGGTTCATCACCCATAAACTTAGAGTCTGAGGCAGGAGGAAGAACCGTGTGTAAAGTAGTCATAATTAAATTTTAATTCCAGTGATAGAATCCCAGCGGAATGAACGCCAGGCCTGATTTTCCATGTCCCATACAGGACACACCTCAGGATTTACCGCACGTGACGTTGTGTTTTCCTGTGCTTCAATCTTTGGAAGAAACTCCTCGTTAAGCGTACACTTCATGACCCGCGGAGACCCATCCGACTTGGTAAACGTGATTTCAATCACCGAAGCGCGTAGTATATTGCGAACACCTTCTCGTTCTACACTATCAAGAATCTGACTCATACAGCCTCCATAATTTTAGAGTATACTTAAATATACACGGGGTTCGCCCGTTTGTCAAGTGCTGTGTAAGTGCTTATTTTTCAATCACTTAGGGCGAGTCACCATCTTGAACCAGCCTCCGGGATTCCATTCTCCGGGCATTGAAGTGACATTATTGGTATTTGCTGGCATTTTCTTTTTGTCATTCTCCCCCTCAGGAAGTTTCGGGGGATGAATAGGGGCTTCTTTGGGTCGTGTCTGCATTGAAACGTTCGCAGCAATGATGAGAAGAATTGCCAAGGGGTCAAATACAAAGATGAGCATGAGTGTCAACATACGAACCGCTTTATCAATAGTCGCAGCATCATCTGCTGCATATACCAATTGTGCAAAATATTTAATAGGCCCAATCTCTGTCTCTAATTTTCTTTGCCCGACATTTAATGACGATTTTTGTTTTTGTAATTCAACAATCTGAGTATTG